AGCACATCTGATATACCTGATTTTCCTTTTTGGCTAGCAACGGAAGATGGTGAGGGAATGTGCCTCACTGAGAAAAACATATTCGATGCGCTTGATGCGTGGCAGAAAGAAAACTTTTAAATACCTGGATTTGGAATGATATCAGCCCTAAAGGTATGGTGGATGGCCTTAAGCCACTTGAGACCTGAGTATGTCAACTCAAACTGCTCATTTAATTTATACTAACGCCCACCTTGCGACACATCGCCCATTGTCCCGGTCTGAAAAGATGGCGGGGCTTTCGGGGTGCGGGGCATAGCCCCTTTATCCAGTATGAGGATTATTTAACCCCTACATAAGGAGGATAAAATGATAACGGACAGGGAAAGCCTGTAGACTTTGAGTGGTAACTTAGTCGAGTGGGTGAAAGGCCCACACCTAATTTAAACACACAATGAAAGACAAAATATGTTCAAACCCATAAATAACGAATATACAGATAAGGTTCTGGGTGCCCCTAAAAATTGGGACAGCGAAAAGGATGGAGAATGTATAGGTCTTCCCGTGCATTGTAATGGTGAAGTGTTTTTCTCATGGTGGAAAATTGATTGGAAAAATAGGATCAAAATCCTTTTTGGAAAACCGGTTCGGTTAACAATTTTCTCACTAGTCCACCCGCCAGTATCATTAGATACAGAATAATTTTAAACGCCCGGAGGCAATTATGGAAATTGATAAAAGAGTTATGATACATCTTATTCTTACTGAAAAAGAGGCTCACACCCTTAAGCTGGCTTTAGAGTGCTGTACAGATAAGGCTTTATCAGAACAAAATAACTCACGCTTTGAAGATGACGACTTGATCAAAACTGCAAACATTTTGATAAATGGATTTAATATTATTTGCTTGAATTAATTTAAACACAGACGCCCGGATGGGCATAACAACAGAAGGATTATAAAATGAAAAGTATTACATTGGGTGTAAAAGCTAAATGTCTGATAACCGGTTTCACTGGAATCATCACTGCACATGCTAAATATCTTACTGGATGCGATCAGTATTGTCTTAAGCCTCAGAAACTAGGCAAAGACGGCGAATTGAAAGATGGTGTTTGGTTTGATGTTGAACAGATAGAAGTTGTTGACGAAAAACCATTGAAAATTAACACCCGTCCTACAGGCGGCCCGCGTATGGATTGCGCCCCTGTCAAATAGTTTTTAAACGCCCGCTTGGGCATAGCAACAAAAGGATAAGACTATGGAACAATTATCTAAAGAACAAGCAATGGCATTCGCAAAAAACAAATTATATACCGCAATGACTGATCGTAAGAAAGCAGAATTTCAATTACTCCAGGATAGGCTTTGTATGCCGTTTTCAGTTTTCCATGAGGCAATTGAGGCCACCCTTGAACGGCCTGTTTATACACATGAGTTTGGTTTGAACAGAGAAGGCCTTCTTGATGAACTGTGCGGTGAAGGACATGCATCAACACTCGAAGAAATTATCAACATGATACCAGCCGAAAAACAAATTATTGTTGCGGTAACATAAAACTTTTTAAACGCCCGATTGGGCAAATAGGAGAAAGAAAATGAACAGCATAGATTTTTGTTATTGGTTACAGGGATATTTTGAAGTTGCAAACCCAAGCGCAATTCCGGCAGAACAAACCGAGTTAATTAAAAATCATCTTAATCTTGTTTTTAAACATGAGATAGATCCTTTACGGGAAAGCGAAACCGTGGCAACCAAAGAAGAATTAAATGAAGCACATAACACTTGGCCGGAAAAGAACCCGAACGATATTTTAATGCGCTGTTAATTTAAACACAGATGCCCGATTTAATGAGTGGGCAGGCCAGACATGATAGCAAGTAGTGGAATAAGCTGGAAAGTTTAACTGAAAGGGTGATAGTCCCACACACGAAAATACAGGATTTGCGTCTATGAGTACGAAGGCCAAGGAAAATAGTTTCCTGCCCACTTATTAAATTAATTTTTAACACCTATAGGAGAGAATATGACATTCGAAAGAGCCAAAATTGATATTTTAAGCAGCTTACTTGCTTTCCCAACAATTAATCAAAAAGACTGGGAAACATGTTATATCGACAATGCGCCTATCGTTGGTGACCTAGTGTCTCTATGCTCGGCACCGCCTTCAAAATGGTATCTATCTTGGGTTATGGAAATAGAGGTAGCAGATAGTTCATTTTGCACTAGATACTTATTGAAAAGCATTGATGATGGGTCGTTATGTTGGTGGTCTAACGTTGCTTTTAATATCTATAGTAGAAAAAAGGTATTGGAAAATCAAACCTGGAAATGGAACGATAAACAATTTGCGTTTAAAAAGAGATGGATGAAGGTTTGTTATAAGCAGAATGATGCATATATCGTATTACCTATTCATCCCATCTTTGGCGAAGACGATACCGTTACGCTAGGCGTTAGGGTCCGCCATCAATTCAACAAATATACCAGCAAAAAAACATTTCCTAATTGGAAAAAATGCACCATGAAAATGATGGACAAATATTATAAGCAGTGTGAAAAAGAAGAGGCTGTTTATAAATCAGAGAACGGGTCTGATGGACTGTAATTAATTTCAACTTAAACGCCCGGAGATACGACATGTTAAATTTCTTTAAAAAGAAACCAGACAGAACAACTCAATTGTTAGAGGAAATTCTGATTGAATTAAGAAAAACATCTGACTCAACGCAGAAGCTTTCTAAATGCATCGTGACCAAAAATTCGAGTGCACTTAGGACGCACGGAAACGCTTACGATTAATTTAAACACAAACGCCCGCTTGGGCAACGAAAGGAAAGACTATGCATAAGATACCAGAAATTACAGATGCAGATGTGGCATTTGGGCGTATAGATTTTGCGCCAAAGATGAATGACTTACCTGAAGAATTTCAGGATTATCATAGGAATAAATTCTGTAAAATTGCATCAAAACTATTCTTTAATGGAGGCAACCTTGCTGATCATGGTCTATCACCAAGAGACGGAGTTGATCTTAGTGGGGCAATGCGAGCTTTAAACGCATTCATGGGATCATTTGAGCCTAAGCATGAACACAAAATAGCAGCGGCAGGATATTTGATTGATCAATGGTTTGAGCCGTTCGTTATGGAACATGAAAATCAACACAGAAAACAAACCACAAATTAATCAACGAAGACGCCCGCTTGGGCATAACAGGAGAAATAAAATGGTAATTTTCATATGGTATTCTACTCTAATAATATCCGGATTTGGGGCGGTCCTGAGCTATAAAAACGTTATGTCGCCTTGTTCATCTGGTGGAATGGATTATGTAGTCTTGGCAGTACAGATGGTTTTGTTTTTTGCAGCCTTGTTTATGATATCAACTTAAACGCCCACTATCACAGACAATAAAAAGCCCTCGGTTTTTGCCGGGGGCTAGTTTGTTTGTCGTCAATGTTTTTGTGTATGGTATTTATATCTTGGATCTTGTCCTGGATTACTCTCTTCTATCATTCTGGTGATGTAGGCTTGTCGTTCCTTCTTTTCTGGATCATGGGGTTTACTTAATTCTGGAAGGGGAATCCCCATACCCATATATTCATATACTTGCCAGTTTGTAAAATTTCCGCGAGGATTGAACTTTCCCGGCGCGGCGAGCCTATCAGGATCTATTGGGGGCTCCTGGCCAGTGCATATCCTGCGGCATTGCTCTTTTATGCTATTCATTTTATGTCTTCCATAACAATTTGCTCGATTTTTTCTGGCTGTTCAATAAATAAATCTGGTTGATCATATGCTGCCTGTATCCGTTCACAGGCTATGTTGAAATATGTTTCGTCCCGTTCAATACCGATGAATTTTCGGTTTAGCTTTGCACATGCCACGCCCGTTGTGCCGCTACCCATGTATGGATCGAGAACTATAAAATCGGCTTGACTCGCATTTCTGATAATCTTTTCCATCAAGGGGAGCGGTTTAACTGTAGGATGATCAATATCACACTGACCTACAGGTCCGGTGTAAACACGCTTCTTTTCAAGCAATCCGTTTCCACACACTCCAAACGGTTTTTTCCATGAATGCCACCAATATTCTAGTTCCGGCTGATAATGTTTATTTGCTACTGGCATAGGATTCGTTTTCTGCCAGACACATAAGGCGGATTTTTTAAGATCTGACCTTTCAAAGAAATCAGAAATTACTCGTTGTTGATCCCAATGAAAAAAAACTGCGATCGATATTGCACCAAGATCTAGTGACAAATCCAAAATATAAATATCAAAACCCTGATCGAGATTTTTTTCCTGTATCTTGTCCATACAAATACGATTACTACGAAATATTCCAGCACCCGAAGCATCAAATTCATATGGTGGATCTGTCACCACACAATCAACCTTGTCCAAAGTTGGCATAATCTCAAGACAATCGCCATGGTATAGCGTTGCATTGCCGATCGTAACTTTCTTCATGACTGATCCTGCCCTGTTTGTTTCTGTGGTGCCGGCAGGGCTAAATGCTCAGCGTTGCGTTCGAGAACCTGGCCCAACAAACTCATTTCCTGTTTCAGCTTTAATTGAATAGGTTTGATATAGCTGTTCAATGTCTCAATGGTTGGCATGAAGTCGCTCTTGTGATTGAGCAAACAGGCGTCTATCCCCTTGTCAATTGCATGAAAGCTGTATCCTTCATCTGATAAAACTTGGGCATATTTCAACAATAATATTTTCAATGATGTTGCATCGGTCTTTGCGCCGGGGAAAAGAACCTTCAAAATGCTGGTCACCTTCACGATGTTATTTTTTGGCGTGGGTTCTAATGCGGCCATACCCTGGATATAAACTTTGCACAATCCCGCCATATCATCCGGTTGTATTCTTGGTATTGGTAATTTCGCATTCATCCCTCGCAGTCGCTCTTGATCATAGACTAAGTCCCTCATCAATGATTTCTGTTGCTGCGTCAATTGGGGATGCGTTGGCTGGTTTTGATTGCCCGTTGCGATTGGTGTTTTTATTTCCATCCCGTTCGACAACGATAGACACCCTATTGCGCCATGTGGCCAGCCAATCCCGTTTGATTGCGTAACTACCGCTTGCTGCTGTCCAGTAGTTAATGAATCTTTCAAATTCAGAACAAGCCCTTTCCCTGCCGAGCCCTTTTTTTGTTGCTGCTGCAAGGTAGTCATCAGGGATTTGGTCGCCATCTTTAAACTTTTCATCGATTCGACATCCTTTTTTTGCTAGTGGTTTTTTGGATATAGATTTATCTATATCTTTTATATCTTTATGATTTATGGTTTCTGGCTTCTGATATAGTATTTTTTCCGTATTACCAGAATTATACGTTTGTATCTCATCGCCATTGATTTTATTGTGTTTTTTCCATCGTTCATTAATATTTTGTGTAGCTATCTGACTCTTTTTTGCACGAAAAGTGAACTCTTTTTGGACTCTTTCATTCCAAAGGCATCCATCCACAAGTATTATTTTGTTTCTTGATTTCAATTTTTCTAAAGATTTTAAAAAGGCTGGTTTTCTGCAACCACACTGGCTTGATAAATAATCTATATCCAATGGCAACGGTTCGCATTGCTCATACATTAGATTTAACAATATAGTATATATTCCAACCTCAGAAGCCTTCATACCGCGTGTTCCGGCCAGGAAATCCGATGCATACCATCTTATAAAGGGGAGTTTGTTTATTTTCATTTACCTACCAAAACTTACTTACCAAAAAAAGGGGATGTGGCGGGTTGGTAAGCAAAAACCTGATTAAGAGCAACCAAAATCATTTTTTCACCACGGTAAGATTATACACTTGTGTAAACAAATACTCAAATAATTTTTAATCTTTCTTTTAACCACCGTCTTTGCTCATAAAACCTCTCTGCTGCAATGTATTCTTTAAAGCCAGATTTAACTTTTGGCGGATGAACAACTATTGGAGCAGACATTGAACACTTTATAAAATAAACTGGATATTTTGCCCATATATGAATGGTCCTGTTTAAATGTTTGTCCCTGGCATTAACCACAATTGTTATGTCTTTTGGGCAAATGAACGTAATGAGCCATATGCGTAGCTTTTTAAACATCCTCTATTCCTTTTCTTTCATTTTTGTCCAACGCGCCGCTGCATAACAATAATTTCCCACGGAATGTTCGAGCTTGGGAGTAATCTCCTCAGTTTTATCATAAATCTTGAGATCGTCTGCCATAATATCCCTAAGATGATCTATGTTATATATGGTGGGTATTTGGACTATCATTGTCTCTTCTCCTTCTTCACATGCCACCTACCCGCACATAATCCTAGATACCAAACAGGTCTTAAAGTTCCCCATATCCAATGCATTCGTAGCGCAAGTCTCTTTGTTGGCAAAGTCGGATACCAACGGCAGAAATAATCTATTTCGTCTCTTGTCCATTCACACATCACATACATCCTTTCTCCTAAAGTTTTTCCTTGAGTAAATACTTCACTATGATATAATGGGTTTATTCATCTCGAGCGCCCGCTGATCCTTCCTCATTCTCTCCCGGTGGGCGCTCACTCCTAATTCATCACTACAATGTTCCATCCCAATAAAAATCCGGCGCAATATATCAGAGCCATTGCAACAGAAAATCTCTGACTATATTTGCAAAGCAATAAACCCAAATACACACCTGGCGCAATAGAGATGGCTATGACAAACCCTATTTTGAATATTTCCATTATTATATCTTTCTTGCCAGCCGACATAATTGACGGTCATTCAAGACATTATTCACATCATTAACAACTGTATATCCAGTATAATCCCTGGGCGTCGATCCGCCATTTGCCAAGACGCTGTAATCATAAACGATACGCCCCGTACGTCTTAATTTTAAAATAGCATTTTCAACCAGCTGTTTTGATCGATAGTCTGGTTTTGGTAATTTTAGAGTAGATTTTCTAATGGCGGTCACAATTGAATTTTTTGATTTATAATTTTTAATAGTGATATAAGAAAATTGTAATTCTTTCGCGACTTTAAATGTTGAAAGTCCGTTATTTGAAAGTTCAACTATTTGGTCATGACAATCCTTAACTATGCGGCGCTTCGCTTTAATGCCGTTTTCTCTAAGAAACTTTCGGAATGTTTCAATGCGACCACCAACATTTAACATTGCCATTATTTCAATTGCATTATAACCGTGCTTGGCCAAGCTTTTAATTTTTTCTATATTCGCCATCTCATTTTTCCAATCCGTAATTTTTCATAAGATTTATAAAATCCGTTAAATTATCGATTATATGATATGGGCATTTTAGAGCCTCGACACGTTCCTGGAATTCTTTTTGACTGTCGGACTGAATGCCGCCGCGCTGGTCAATTATCTTTTTACCATGCTTGCCTATTTTGTAAGTCGTGGGACGCTTCACTTCAATATAGAGATTTTTTAGGACCCCGTCATTCCAGACGAACATTAAATCAGATACACCTGTTTGCAATCCCGTGGCCTTAAGTCCTCCCATATTGTGAATGGGATTTCTTTCATTCGGGATTGACCAATAGGTAACATCTTTTTTTAATCTAAATCCGCACCACTGAATAATGGCTTTCTGTACATCTGATTCTTTCATAGGATCATCCAGAAAAATAAAGCCCATAACGCCAAACAAATTGGCAACCATATCATCAGACCTTTAAAAAAATTCATCTTTGATCTCCAAAAAAAAGACGGCTCCAGCAATATAAAGCTCTTATCTAATCCTTTTATATTAACTTACGGAGCCGCCAGTTCACCTTCTTTCTTCAATAGGCGTTAAAGTTGATTAAAGTTTGGTGAGTGCTTTGATCTTTTTTAATTCTTTATCAGCTCGATCTAGCTGGTGTCTTTTATTGTCACGGTTTCGTAGGGCTCCTTTTAAGAGGTAATCTTTTGCCTGATCCCACTTATCAAAATAGTTATTATATGATGACGCCTTTGCACATCTCCGCCCCTTAATCCATACACTGGAGTCGGTTTCTCTCTCAACCTCAATCCTCTCTATGAGGGAATTCCATCCGTCCGTTTTATATTTAATCATCTTCTGTCTCCTTTGCCCTCGGGCATTTAAATCAATATCGTTCAGAAAGCGACAGGCTAGGCGTTACTCATGAAAATCGGTCGCTCTTGGGCAATCTCGCGGGAATCAATATCTCACCCGTCCTGTACCCTCACCTGTCACTATTTCCTGTGCCCAATCGGGCGGTTGTGTAAGAACCTTTTTAGCCCTTAACATTTATAATTTGTGTTAATCTTGTGACAATTTCAACAAGGTCATCTTGGGCCTTCATAACCTCACCAATATCCTTGTAGGCGGCGGGGCTTTCGTCCAAAACATCTTTATCCAATCTTGCCTCAATTCCAATCATTGCTTTCGCATGCTGTTCCAAGCTAATTTCTTTTTTGGCTTGATTGCGAGACATGACGCGACCAGCACCATGAGAACATGAACAAAAACTTTCCTTATTGCCTAAACCTCTAACGATAAAAGAGCCTGTTCCCATTGACCCAGGGATGATGCCCAAATCACCTTTGCGGGCGCGAACGGCACCTTTACGAGTGATCCAGACGTTAGAGCCAAAATGGTTTTCACGGTCGATATAATTATGATGACAATTCACCGCATGGTCATCAACTGTAAATTCAAAATGCTTGTGTAAAACGCCCAAAATTGCCGTCATCATAGATTTTCTATTTTCTAAAGCAAAGTCCTGCGCCCAATTAACTGCATTAACGTAATCATCAAACAATTCTGTGTGTTCAACGATATAGGAAAGATTTCGGTCAGGCAAAAACTTATCGATATGGTAACGCTCCATTTCCTTTTTAGCAGCGTTGATGAAATACATCCCAATTTTGTTACCTGCCCCACGGGAACCAGAGTGAAGCATTACCCAAACATAGTCATTTTCATCTAGACAAATTTCGATAAAATGGTTGCCGGTGCCCAGTGTGCCCATGTGCCTGAAATCATTATATGCTTTAGCTTTTGGGTGCTTGAAAATTATTTGATTATAGCGTTCTACAAGACCATTCCAGCGATTAGATGCGTCAGCTGATATTGTGTCGCCCCAGCCGCCTTTATCATTTGCACCGCCATTATCTGTACGTCCGTGAGGGACTGCAGCCTCAATATCGCAACGTATTTGATGCAAGTTATCAGGAAGATCAGACGCTTTTAAACTTAATTTAACAGCCATCATGCCACAGCCAATATCAACGCCAACAGCAGCAGGAATGATAACGCCTTTAGTGGCGATCACGGAGCCTATTGTCGCGCCCATACCCCAATGAACATCGGGCATACCGGCTATGTGATTATGGATGAAAGGAAGGCTTGCAACATTGCGGAGTTGATCCATGGCCCCCTCTTCAAAAGCACCGTGACTATCCCATAATTTTAATGGTACGCCATCTGTTTTATGATAACTATATTTTTGTTTTGTCATCTTTTTTCCTTTGGTCAGGGTGGGAGGATTTGAACCTACGATCTCCGCATTCCAAGTGCGGCACTTTAACCAGACTAAGCTACACCCTGTATATTGCCCGTATTAACGCATGTTTGTTAAGTTATAAATTCTCTTTTAAGATCAACCCCTTCAGAATAATATCCATTGCTTTCACCGTACCACCTAATAGTAACGGAACCTTTAATCGTTGAAAATTTATAAAATGTCCAAGTAAAACTATCATCTTGATATTCTTTTTCTATGCCTTCAGGATTTTTATCGCTAGTTATTTCCTCAGCAACAAGCAATGGCGTGCCAATAAGATCCGTGAGGTCCCCGCAAACATCTTCGATGGTTACATTTTCGCAACAATCTTGGCTATGGAAAAAAGTATATGCTATTTCTCCCGAAGTCATCTTGAGTTCATCGCCGGTATTTTCAATTTTATCAAATGTTCTGCCAATAAAGGTCTTTAGACTTTTGGCAACATCCCATTCTTCCCATTTAATTTCTTCTGTCATTGTATGTCCTTTCGGGCGTTAAATTTGTTGGCGGTTCCATAACACAAAGAAGGGGGAGGGAACTTTGTGTTACTATACAGGGAACCGCCTATCTGCTACATAGCAGAATCTGTTAAACTATCTTTAAATTTAATTATCGTTATTGGACTTATATTTAATGCTTTGCCGATTTTCCGCGCGAGCAAGAAACTTGGCCTTTGCAAGCCAGTATTAATGCCTGACAAATAAGACCTATGAATTCCAATCTCCGCCGCGAATTCTTTCATTGTTTGTCCTCTGCCCTGGATTGCTTTTTTTAATAACATTTTAGTCCTTATTGTTAAAACTGGGACCGCGTGCCGGGATTGAACCGATATTAGAAACAGTCTCTGAGCACCCATTTCTATTCTGCATCTTCAAGCATTCGTGCACGAAGTGGCTTGACGCTCTACCATTGAGCTAACGCGGCATAATTAGTTGGTGGGATTAACCGCCCACCTCGGCCCGCCTGACTGCGGTTTACCATATATTCGGCATAATCCCATGGTCAAGGATCTGAATTTCCAAATAGCCAAAGCTATCCATAAATGCCTTATTGTACTCTACTGCGACGAAGATCTTTCATCTTCTCGAACAAGTTCCAATCTTATCCTGCGGTCTTTCCCCGCATGTTATCATAGTAGCCTCCTATGTTAGAGTTAATCGCGTCCTATGTAACGTCTTAGCAATTACTGTTATATACAAACCAAAAAGAGTTGTAAATATTTATTTTATATTTTGTGTAAATTTATTTTATACTTTTAACTTGACGTGTTGGTTCATGGGTGTATATTGGGCATAGATAAGGAGAAAAGAGATGGAGACGGTTTCATTTATATATAATGATTATGGTTTGAATATCAGCGTCGATGCTTATTTTCGGGTGTTGACTTATCAAAGTCTACTCGGAAGAAGGATGCCGGATGAAGTTGAGCTTGAAGCAACGGAATTTGATACTGATTTTGATGTCGATAATTTATTAGTTCGACGTTTTGCCAGTCTTCCCACAAAGTTCGATACTATCCGGGGCCTGATAGATCAAAAAGCACATGAAGAGTGGGAAAACAGATGATCGATATATTAAAAAAAACAAAAGATGAAATTATGCTCTTATTTTTCAGTGTCTGTTTGGGTATTCCACTATATTTAGCCGTTGCCATTATTTTAAATATATTTGACAATGGGCCGACTTATGATCATTGGTTGCCTCTATCTGTTGGTATTATAACTTCCCTTGCTATCTGGCTTAATACTCAAATTGGAAAGAGATTATAATGAGTGATACAATATTAACAATATCCGTTGCTATCCTGGGTTTTGGAATGTCTGTTGTAATTGTATATGGACTGATCCAGATCGCAAAAGGCATTAAATTTTTCATCAAGGAAATATTATGACCGATATAGATACGACCAACACCGGGAACATATCGGCCATGCAGTGTGTTATTCGCCATTTATCCCGCGATATAAGCACTATTACGCCAAAACAGCTTGATGAGCTAATTGATTTAAATGAAGAACTGTGTAACTTATTGCTCGATATAACAAGGAGAGAATCATGAAAGAAATAACACAAATTGAACAATCGAATTTGGTTCCGATAACCCCTATGGATCTATTGAAAAAGGCTACTGATTCTGGCGCTGATCTGGATAAGATGCAACAGTTAATGGACCTTCAAGAGCGATGGGAGGCAAAGGAAGCCAAAAAAGCATATATAATTGCAATGTCTACGTTTCGAGCTTCTTGCCCCTCTATTGACAGAACGAAAAGGGCTCATAACTCTAACTATGCTGGACTTGCAGAAACCCTTGAGCAAATCAAAAAGGTTTTGGCGGAATCTGGATTATCTCACTCATGGCGCATCAAACAAGATAGTAAAATTATCACTGTAACCTGTGTGGTTACTCATATTATGGGTCATAGTGAAGAGACACCTCTGAGTTCTGAGCCTGATTCTTCTGGAAGCATTAAAGGCATCCAGGGGATAGCATCAACCGTATCTTATCTTGAGCGATATACATTATATGCCATCTTGGGATTGGCTTCAAAAGAAATGGATAAGGACGGTGAACAGCCAATTGAATATATCGATGATACTGAATTGAAGGTATTACAGACTATCGCAAATAATGTGGGTGCAAATCTACAGAAATTTTGTGAACATATGAGGATACGTTCTCTTGCCGATCTTCCATCGTCGCGCTTTAATGAAGCCAAACAGGCCCTTAATTCAAAGGTGAAAAAATGATTATTCATAATATTGAACAGCGTTCACCAGAATGGCATCAGCTACGAGCAGGAATGCCCACAGCTTCAATGTTTAGTAAATTGGTCACAAGTACCGGGACGCCATCTAAATCACTTCCTGACTATGCCCTGACGCTTGCGGGGGCAATATATGCCGGAAAAGAATTAGATGCATGGGATGGTAACAAATGGACTGATCGTGGTACAGAATTAGAAGAAGCGGCCCGAACCTTATACGAATTTTCCAAAGATGTTGAGGTTAAGCAAGTTGGGTTTATTACAGATGATGACAAGTTATATGGGTGTTCGCCAGATGGTTTGGTTGGTGATGATGGTATGGTTGAGTTTAAGTGTTTGAAAGCTGAAAATCATATCAAGGCTATCATAAATTATCAGAAAAACAGCAAATGCCCCACGACTTACATTCAGCAAATTCAGGGTCAGATGATGATTGCAGAGCGCGAATGGTGTGATTTGGTTTTTTATCATCCTGAGCTACCATTGCTGGTTATTCATCAAAAAAAAGATGATCTAATGTGTCATGAGATAAGCAAACAAATAGATGTTGTTTTAAAAAAGCGCGATGAGATTGTGAGAACACTTAATTCAATAGGTGGATAAATGTCCAAGATAAAAATAACCGATGAAGATTCCAGGAAGGAAGTAATAGATTTTATATCTACGTTGAATATTGAAAAACCTTGGAGCATTACAATTGAGCGCCAGAAGAAAAAACGCACTCTCAATCAAAATGCATTATACTGGCAATGGGTGACAATCATCGGCAATCAACTTGGATATTTCAAAGATGATATGCATGAGCTTTTAAAAGATGATCATATGACGCCTAAGATTGTTATGTTTGGGGGTGAAGAGCGCGAAGTAAGATCAATCAAGAATTTATCAACCAAGGAAATGTCCGAATACATGGATAAAGTCAGTTTATGGGCCAATGCGGAAATGGGAATATTTCTGCCTATGCCGATAGATCAACAAAGAAGATAAGAGAGAGAAGATGAAAAGTATATTGTTTAAAAATGAAGGTCTTATAGATTTGGATTTTATTAAATCATTCGGCGTGTCTGTAAAAGAAGGTGATAATCCTATCGGCTTCTTTGGAACTGGCTTGAAATATGCCATTGCAATCATTTTAAGAAATAAACAGAAAATATCTATTTATGTTGGCAATGAATTATATAAATTTGGCACAGTAGAAAAAATAAAACGTGGAAAATCATTTGATTTTATAACTATGAATGATGAGGTTTTGGGATATACAACTGAGCTTGGTAAAAATTGGGAAATGTGGCAAGCATTTCGGGAACTTTATAGCAATTGCAAAGATGAGTTGGGAGAAGTTTTTCGCGGCGATGGCAAACAAGAAGCCCAAGAAGGATATACAGTAATATCAGTGGAAGGACCAAGATTTGAAAATTGGTTTATTAATCGGAATCAGGTAGTTTTATCTTCAGAGCCCTTATGTGAAACATCACACGTAAATATTCACAATAAAGACATAGGTACTATTTTTTATAAAGGCATTCGTGTTCAGCAAGAAGAATCAACTCTATTCGATTATAATATAAATCAGCAATTAGATTTAACTGAGGATAGAACGGTTAGGTGGTCATGGGAGGTTTCGCAAAGAGTAGCATCTGCATGGTTAAGGTGCGCTGATATAGCCTTATTGAAAAGAGTGCTAACTGCGAATAAGGATACATTTGAAGGCAGACTCGGTTATAATGATTCTATAGAAGCTCCAACTCCAGAATTTATATCTGTTGTTGAAGATATCGCCTTAGATGGAATAACGAATGTAAATGCTTCCGCCTTAAAGAAATGTCAATCACTATCCGAAAAGCTTTCTCCAGTTAAGTGTACATTATCCACAGTACAAAAAGCTCAATTAAAAAAAGCACTTCACGTATTAAATTTCATGGGATATGAAGTTCAAAAGTATCCGTTAGTGGTTGCCGAAGATTTGGGAAATTTGTGCCTTGGGATGGCAAAAAATGATACAATCTATATTGCGAAGCGTTGTTTCCACATGGGTACAAAAATGGTTACATCGACAATATTTGAAGAGTATTTACATCTTCGCCACAAGTTGGAAGATAATACTTATGAAATGCAGAATTTTCTATTTGATATAATATTTACAACTATTGAAGAATATGCATTAAAGGAGGCTATATAATGATTAAGAGATTTAAAAACTGGTTATTCTGGTGGCGACACGACCGCATATCGACCCGATTAAATGCTATACGGCATGATAAATATTCTCGGGCGAGTGTTGAAGGTTGGAAAACTAGAAAGAGAAGGATGATATGACTAATGATGAAAAGATCAAAATATTAGCAAAAGCTATCTTATATTTAGCACAACATACTAGTGTTGCGTGGGAAACAGAATGGGATTTTAAGCAACAAAAATGGACAGGACTCAAGATGGCTGATTTTGAAAATGAATTAAATGAGATGATGAAGGAATAGAATTATGAAAAAAGAAACAACAACAGAAAAGTATATTAAAAAGGCCGTTAAAGAAGCTATCGAAGGTATTCAATCAAAACATTTTGGCGCGACAATTGAAAATTCTGAATTTAACGCCATAAAATGGGATGCAGATGCAACAGAAACGATAAGTTGGATCACCGAGGCATTGCATAAAAATTCACAGGCCAACATCGAAGCGGCAACGGCAATACAAGAAATAGCCAAATCAAACGCTGTTAACGCTCGGCAACTGGGTGAAATTACGACCCTTTTTGATAGTCAAAATATTCATATCGGAACAATGGTAAAAGTCACATCCCTAGACGGTGTTGAAATTAATGATTTTAAAATAAATAAATGAGAGATAAGGCACCAAAGCATAACCGTATAAAGCCAAAGCGCAACATAGCCCCAAACAGCGCACAGGAGGCCTATCACGACGATATACGGTTATTGGGGTGTCTGGTGTGCGGTAAGAGCGCTTCCCTGCACCATATAATCTCTGATGGCCATAAGCGGCTTACTAAAGATCACTGGCTTGTTGTGCCGTTGTGTTGGGAACATCATCAGGGTGATAAGGGCTATCATGGGTTGGGGAGTCATGATAAGTTTGTTGAAATGTATGATATAAATTTATTTGAGAAGGCGAAGGAGTTTAGAGATGGACGGAAAATGGATCAGAGTAGATCTGCCGCTCCCGGCTAAAAAAACAGTTTGGGAGAAGTTAAAAGACAATATTTCTTTTCTTAAATATTCTATTTCACATCGAATGTTATTTATTGTTCCTGTAAAGCATTGGGATTCATGGATGAGGTTTTGGGATCAGGGAGAATTTCATTGGGATGTGATTGATGAAGAAAACAATGATGATGGAACAATTTTCGAAATAGAAGAGGAAAATTAAGATGAGAAATTTGATAGATAGATTTATATCTTGGCTATATGTCCGCCGAATATGGGGTGAACGCTGTGGTGAAGTGGAGCCAGAATGCATATGCTGTAAAAAGTGGATTGAGCACGACGAGCTTTTTAATGAAGAATAAAACTAAAGTGATGATATTTTAAATCTATGTTATAATCAACACACCAGGGAGGATTAACCTGGAGAATTAAGATGAAATGTTTAGACAGCAAACCGATAACCGGTAAAGCATTTATGTTACGACTTCTCACTGCGCCCTTCATGGCTAATCGGCAGTTTTCCTGCCTGGCAGAAGAACTTTCATCAGATAAGATAAAGTTTGAATTGGGGCGTGAATTTCCGAACAGATCTATTATTGAATTGCTTACCAGATGGGCCAAGTCTCATGGATATAAAATTGTTTGTTGGGAGGAATGGAAGAATGGGATTAGTAAGATTATTGAATGGCAGGTTAGGTAATCTTCTTTTTTTCAATTTCTCTGTTATGGCGTTTTTGCTCACGAAGAACAGACCATTTGAAATATATACCGGCTAACAAGCCAACGATAACGGCAATAGCACCAATGGCCGGCGCATTCTGACCTAGCCAGAACAGTATACCACCGCCGCCTACAGTAGCCGATAGCGCAACATTTCCTGCATTTGCCTTAGTCAACATTATTTAACGATCCTCTTCCATAATGATATTATTTTGTCTTTTAAATCTTTGGTCTGCGGAAGCATTAATATTACTACTCCTAAATCGGCTACGATAAAAGCCACTGATAAAGGTAAAACTAGTTCTGGCGGAGGCATAAAGATTGCCGCCCAAGATTCTTGCTCCATGCCCTGCGCTCCATGTAATCATTAATAACATCCCCCCATACAGGGACAAAAGAATTATTTCTAGGTTGCTGTCAATTATCCTAACAAAAAAGAGTCCGTCTACAATAATAAATAATAGTAAAAGGATTGATTGAATCGTCTTTTGAATACTGTCTTCGCCAAACTTTATTATCATATGAATAGTGGCGTAATTAATTAAGGTTACAGCAGCTGCCGCCGCGACTTCTGGTATACTTAAAAACCATTCATAACCGATTATACCAAGACCGATATTAACTGCCATAAAAAGGCTAATGCGAGGGATGTTGAAAGCAGAAACTAAAAAGAATGCCAACAATACCCACTCAGTTTTATTTAAGACTTCTTCCATTATTTGTCTTCGGTTGGCTTTGGTTTCTTATCTGTTGGTCGGGGTCTTCGTGCCATTGTCTTTCTCCTGTTGTTAAAATGATAATTTATATTATTTGGGTTGTCGTTTCAATTGTAGATATTCTCTTTCGACTTCTTCAAAATATTGCTCGGCAGATATAATATAATTTTCTACTGTTTTCATCCAGGTCGCCATATTCAAATAATCTACATAAGGCAATGCCATATGATTTATCGGTTCTCTATCGCCATCATTTACACCTTTTAAAATCTTTTCTATATTATTCTGTGTTATGACTTCAAAATTATTGAAATTAATTGCTGGTATTTGAGCCGGTTTCTGCGGGGGCCTTACTGCCTTGGTCCTGACTTCTATCTTTGTCACAACCCGCTCTACAGGTGGCAGAGGCGAAGAACTGCACCCGCTTATAAGTAGCCCGATTGGCAAGACGAGCCAGCAACTTAGGTTTTTTATTCGCAACGTTTGTCCACCGTGTTTTGTAACTCTCATTTCTTTGCCTTTCTTCATCTAGCTCTTTTTGTGACAAAGCCAATTGTTGATTTCTCTGTTCAGTCCTGACTTCTTCCCGTGCTTGATCAAGCAATAAGTTTGTGATTTCTTTTTTTTGATCTATCGTCATCTGTTCGAACTTATTAGCATTTGATTCCGCACGTTCTATTTTTGTAGCTGCTTCGCCAACAAGCTTATCATATTTATTATTAGACAGCCAAAGAAGACCGGATAAGATAATAACCCCACCCATAGAGAAACCGAGAATGTAAGGCATAAATGGTCCTAATAATTTATCCAACATTATTCAGACTTCCCATTAACAACATGATTCCTATGACCTGCATGACCCAACATAACAGGAATACCAAGCATAAGTGATCCAGCTGTCTTGATGAAATACATTTCAGCAATCATCAGGCAGGTGCAGACAAAGTATAAAACTCTGCCATCAAGTCGGCTATGCTTGTATTTGTCCTCGGTCATTTTACATTAGGCGTATAAAGGGAAATAAATTTAAACCCTTTACGAATTGCGCCAACAATTCCGGTTTTGCTATCAGGGATTAATTTAGCGATCCGTTCTGAAAACAGTACTACGATAATTCCGATTAATATTAAATCAAACATATTCTATCCTTTCATCATTTCAGAGAGCCGTTTGGCCCTATTCGGGGTTTGTTTAGCCCAATTTGAATCAAGCATTTCCACCGCTGCAACATCATATGCTTTCACGTGTATCGCTTTTATCATGTTTCTGAACTTTGAAACACCATTTGCCCCCATCTGGAACACCATCGACACTAGAACAATTTTTCTGTCATCAGAAAGCAGATCAAATGACTGTATTAACCGCCGTGCAGCGTCTTTAGCATCTTTTATGTCGTTCTCTAGCATAAACATAGCTTCTGTTTCTGAGATACCCTTAGCTTCAAGGTTCCTGCCAACGCCAATAGTCCATTTATCACCCGTACATTTATAAGGGAAAAGCTCTAAGCCCTCGTCTGCTATCAATGTTGTTTTATAATCTGTCATTACATTACCAATTCACCATGGAAACATGTGCGACCATCACCACCACCCGCAATGTCAATAATATCACCCGCCTCACCGCCCGCAAAGACCTCTATAATTGCTGTATCTCCAACATTCATATCCGCCAAAACTGTGCCATTCATAACGATTTCTGTTTGATTCTGAGTACTATATTGTCTTCCCCACACCTTATAACTTCGAATAGTTGTTTTAACTTCCATACGAATGTCTGTTGCTGCAACAATTCCTATTAATTGGACAGTTGCTGAAAATCTATATAAGCCTTTTGTTGGCGCTGTGAATACGCCAGTTGTATTGTTAAAGTCACCGCTTTGATCAAATTTTTCACTATTAAACACCACGGGGTGAATGGTGCCAAAACCTGTTACATTTAATGCACCAACAGTATCAAATACATTAAAGGCTGGTCGTGTCTTAGATAATAAAGTTTGGCTATCAAAATCTAATATAACTGCTTTGCCGCCGTTATCAGTCACTGTAAATTCAGTATTAAATTCAAGATAATTGGGCAACGTAACAGCGGCATCGATGGTGATCACTGTGGATGTGGCAGCATTGGCCGCATTATGTTTGATGACATTTCTTTGTGTGGCGGCACCTTCAATTTTGATTCCATTTTTGAGGTTGTTATTTCCAATAACTTCACAATCAATGGATCCATTAAGCAATTTAACATCAAAGCCCGTTGCATTTAGTTGTTCCATCCAGATATTATGAATGCGGTTTTTGATACCCGTAAGGATAAATCCATCAGCCCCATTGCCTTGAGAAAGCCCACCATCAAATGTATTCCCCCCACCAGCAACAGAAAATTTAACAGCAGCAACATCACATGCTTGCCATTCACAATCGCGCCATGAATTTGCATTACAGGCTGTATTAATAATATCAATTCCTATATTGCAACCCCTGTGAACCACACGAGTAAATAGACATTGTTCAATATTATCTGCCTTAATTGGTATGCTGAAATTGCCTATCAATACATTTGTCCAGATAGTTGACAATGATCCACTGTTTGTTGCGGAATTTCCTAATACAAATCCTGCAGATGTTCCAGTTCCTGGGCCAACAATTGCAATATCCTTAAAAGGATATTGAAGAGTAATGATATTTGGTTTGCCAATTATAATAGCCGTACTTACTGTGGATGTAGATCTAAGAATAGAACCTTTTGGATCAGTTAACCATTTGGCAGCACCAAAGGGAGTTGAATTTTGATCCATGTGCCATCCCTCACCTTTGATGGTTATTGGTCTATCGATAAGCAAATTGGTGAATAGATATGTCCCATCAGCAGGCACCCATAAAGTTCCACCTTCAGGAGTTGCCGCTATAGCTAATGTTATGGCAGCATTATTGACAACATCTGTAAAAGTTGGAGAAGCGCCAAACATCCTGATTGTCAAGTGATCAGATACTTTCACTAATTCAAATTGATCAAGAGATGAAATAAATACTGCTTCTATTACAGAATTAGCTATAATTCTTGACGCCGAAACATCACTTCCATTTTCTTTCAGAGATTTAACACCAAGACTATTTAGATTAATTGTGGATGCTCCCGTATTGTCATTTCCAGCAACAAAACGAACTCTTAAACCATCTATATAAGATGGGGGTGCCTGTCGAGCAGGAACTCCAATTGGAGTCAAAACATATGTATTTGCAGATCCTCCATCAGTATAAAAATCACCGGCAGATCCATAAATTGACATGGCCTTACCAAGTTGGTCTAAATCAGATGCACTTAAAGTCTGACCACTTGTAAGCACTGAATTTTGTAATTCTTGTGACATTAATTCATTGAATTCAGTGGCTGTGTAAGTATTACCTGTTATTTTAGTCGGTACTGATCTCATATTATATCTGCCTGAATATCACATCGACATTTGCCGGTGCTAGTTTGCGGAAAAGACATTCCAGTTTAGTAATATCATCATCACCAAACGGAATTGGGAAAATTAAAGGGAATTTCAATGATTCCTCTACCAGAAATTCAACTATCATGGTAAATCGTGCTGTTTTAACATCAGCGAATTCCAAAGGAAAAGTAAAAGTGAATATATCAATATCAGAAATCCCACTTTTAATGTCAATAATAATACCATAAAGAACTGCAATTGCTTTAAAATCATCAGAGGTTTGAGTCCCATCGGCAAGAAATTTAGCAATTACGTCCGTTCTTCTCTGAGCAATTGTTCCTGTGCCGAGAAAACAATCATCAGGAATACCTAACATTGATTCCCATTCATTGAGAAAATCAGTTGTAATTCTGAAATCATATTCATCAAACGTAACCTCAAGAGATTCATTTATACGTCTATTTGTTTCAGAAAACCCAAATAGAAATTTATGAAGTTTTGTTGTCTCGTTAATTTTTCCTGCAAAAACTTCATCATTCGGCATATAATTGGCAAGAATCGCAGTTTGTTGATTGCGATCAAATATAGTAAAAAGATCGGCCATCAAGTAAAACTCACCGTTCCAAGAATGGCTAACTCATTTGTTGCCACAATTATATCCCCAACAGGATTATTTATTATGAAATCATCTAATATTTCACCGGTAACCGTATCAACCGTTCTATTCACTGCACTAACATAATCATTTTTTTTCAAAGCTACCCCCACATCCGTACTCTCACTGAAAAGTTGAGTAAGGTTTGCAGTGATAGAATTTTGCATTGTAGTAGTGTTTGGAGAAATTCCATCTATAATAAAATTTACACTAACCGCGACAGGGGCTTGAACAATAACATCGGCACTGTCTGTGTGTGCTGGTTTAATGAGAAGAATTGATGTCTTAACATCGTTCACCTCTCCTGCACTTGGAATTGGACCATCCGGATCATTATCACGTGTAAAAAATATTGTTACCTGTCCAACATCAGGAGTAATTTCCCGAATAAAAACCCGCGTTACACCAGGTACAAGACGTGCTTGGGTCGTGATTGCTGCAGGATTAAACAATGCAACAGGATTTTGCCAGCGATCAATCGCACGGGCTCTGAAATCTGTGTCATTTTCTTCATCGGTTCCCCCTGTTAAGCCATCGAAATCAACTAATGCAATATTATTAACCCCGACAATGGGACTACCAAGGGTCAAGCCCGCACCACTTGCTTGATTAGTATCGGAGCCTTCGTTCACACTGGTAACCGGTGCTAAAGCAGTAGTAAAAGTGCCAATAATGGTTCCGGTTGCTGGTGTGGCAGGACTTCCCGCGACATTATATGTGAAAGTCGTTGCGGATATAACAGTCACCGCAAAGGTTCCGTTATATTCTGTTTGATCAGCACCGGATATTATCACAGGGACAGAGGTGGCTAAATTATGCGCCGCAGCGGTTGTAGCGGTTGCTACAGTGCCAACTCGTGTGAGACTGGTTAGTGACACCACATTGACGGCAATCGTTGTTTCTGAGGTCGTTGTATAGCTTTGACTGTCGGTTGATTGCAAAGTCGTTGAAATAGGAATAATAGATGCCGCCGTACCTTGGAAAACAATATTTCCATCAGCCTCTGCAGCAGGATTTCTTACCACGCCCCTAAACGAGGCCAATCTTTCTAAAAATTCCCCGGTGGCCGTGTCAATAAAAAGTTGTCGTTCAAGTTCTGAAAGATTGCGATAAAAATCGAATACCCTCCCTCCCGTACCAACAATTAGAGCATCAATAAAGCTATTAATTAGATACGGATTAGATTCCGGAAGCGATTCTTTAACATCGGCCCGCAACTGATCGATAACTTCTTGTTCGTTGGCAGGAATATTAGCTAACGGCATATTTAAAAAACCTTATTCACCAGTGTTGTTCCAGAACTCAAAACCAGTTTTTTCAATTTGTCCATTTGGCCGTTCTAACTGAACATCAATTAAAAGTCTGCCGTCAACAACACTGACATCTGTCTCAATGTTTACAGCAAAGCCTTGTTCTGTAAGCCAAGACAGTGATTTATTAACAAAATCTTTGGCTTTATTTACAGTTTCGTTAGTAAGACGCTCCTGTTGTAAAAGCCAGAGCTTTGATCCGTTTTCAAAATCTTCCACTAAGGAAGCCAAGTTACCCCACCAACCCTCGCGCCTTGTTGCAACCGGCACCTCTGCGGGAGTTGCCCGGCGTTTGCCAAATAAAGAAATTGCGATGGCTGTATCAAAGCCCTGTGTTTTTTCAAAATCTCCATCTGTCCCAAATCGAATATCAAATTCGCCAAAGGTATCTTGAAACACTGCTATATCAATATCATCAGCCATTAGTTAACCGCTCCTGTATTACTTTGAACCCCGGTAGGTGCGGTTGGTGATCCTACATGTGTATGGGTATCACTGATATCTTTTCCGTTACTGGTCACTGTTGCGCTCAAAGTTGTATCTCCTGTGACAGTAAGGTCACCATCAACAGTCAATAATGGTGTTGTGATTTTGGTGTTTCCAGTAACAGTAATATCTGTTTTTCCACCGACCGTAATTGTCGCATCGCCGGTTATATTTATAACAGATGCACCTTTAATCGTAACTTTTTCGTCGTTTTCACAATTGACAATAATATTACCATCATCATCATAAAATGTTGTAGATTTTCGGAGAAAGTTACCGAAAATCACCTCGCCTGGTTTAAGATTTTTTTGTCTGATATCGGGTTTGAAACCAATGACAGCCCTATTTTCTTGTTGGCCATTTATAGACCATGAAATTGTATAGGAATCGACAGGAATATTCCCATGCATCCCATATGGCCAAATCACAAGTACGTCCGAAGCTTGCCCATAACTTTGAACTTGTGTAACTGGCATTGGCCCTGAATCATCACCAGGAAGACTTACCTGTCCCAATTGTATTAGATTTTTACCCACCGAAAAAGCCTGCTAATAAATCTGTACTTTTTTGTTTTTGTGGTTCGGATGCTTGCAATGTATATGCATCCGGAGCAACGCATCGTAGGGTTGTTGTCTCGCCATCCGTCACTGAAAAGTTAAAAGTGATTTCGTCTATTAACATAAGGGCATTAATTCCTTCAAATTGATCAACAACCCGTATCAACTGATTTACTTGCCACGGTTGACTCATGCTTTCAGAATGCACAGTAACAACCGCTGTATAAATCAATGATCTTGCACGCCGTACATTGGCCTCCCACGTTGCCCGCTCCACGAGCCCGTCATTATCACTTGAATTTTCAGCAGTAAAAATTAATGTTCGCCCTGTTCTGATATCATTATCTGTGACTTCGCCACGTTGATTAGATGAATCGGCTGCTCCTGGATCTTCCCCGGTAATATTGAAACTTACAGGATTTTTCTGAGACACAGCGATATAACGATTAAATCTGTCTTTATGATCAATCGTTACTCGTGCTGATTTAATGTTGTTATCATCTCCTTTAATCAGACTAATCAACTGCAAACCACCATCTATACCACTGTTGCGGGTTATAATAATATTTCCATTCTCATCTGTTCTTAGGAAGACTTGACGTTTTCGAGCATATTGTTCAAGAACGGAAAAAACACTTTGGCTCTGTTTGACTTGAATAATTTCGCTTTCTTTAAAATCCTCAAGTCCAGAAACTTCGTTTTCGATAAGTTGATTAAATATACCAGCTTCTAATAAAATGTTTGAAATTAATGCATTAAATGAAATAGGTGTTGCAAAATTTATTTGTGGCATTGTTGTGTCAACCACATCTGATGTTTTCGATGATCCTTCGATATCAATAGTTCGACTGTCTGCGCTATGTTCACCATTTATTGATTCAACAAACCCCGTAACAATAGGTTGTTCATCTGCCAAAACTCTAACCTGGTCACCAACCTGGACAGGAAAACCCTGGGGCTCATCAGATTCTGCACCAAAAGAAAATATATTGACAAATTGTGACATAGATATCGTAGCAGAAGCAGTAGTGAAATTTGAAAATTCTACGCCGTTGACTTCAAGGGTCAGGGTCATTCTGTTAATACCTTTGTCGCCCGTCCACCAAGGGTTCCAGTATCTCGCGTGCTGTTTACCTCTATCAGTTGATCAACTTGTGCCTGAGCATCAGCGCCATATAAACTCTGTGCTTGCACAATAGCAGGGAGAACCGGCAAATCCAGCTCAATCACTTCTGATGTTGTTAAACGTTGATCGTCAAATAATTTTCTTATATCATCCCGTAATAGGGACAATTCTTGTTTGGTAGGCTCATTCACTTGATTTTTGACTTTTTGGTACTGCGTATCTAATCGGGTGTTTGCATCGTTAATCTCAGGTACTGTCTGAAAATCAATTAAACTGGCTTCTCGATATGCTTCTGCGAGGGCTCCAACTTGCACGGATTGACGGAGAATATTACGATTATTGGTGCGTTGAATAAGCCCCGCTGTATCATTACGATTAGGAATATCATCATCGCCAAAATCAAAAAAACTAAGCAACTGGAAAAATGATGTTGTTGCGGTAACTTGAATCGCATCAAATGTATCAAAAAGACCAAAAAGAGATGCTGCAAGCGATGTTGGATTTTGAATCAAAACGGTTGCATTATCACGAAAAGCCTCGACTGACCGTTCAAATGTTGCAAGCCCTATGGGTGCGGGTATAAATTGCTGGGCATTGACTAAAAATTCATCCGATATTTCATTAATCTGAGTTGTTGCATCAGTAAAATTTCCTCGAAAGCCTGAATTAACTTTATATTCAGTTTTAATCCTGTCAGAAAGTGCTGACTTCACTGATTCGGTGCGTCTTGAAACTGCCCCAACATTTGAAGATTGAGCTATTGGTTGAACTTGTGTTGATGAAGTTAGAAAATTAATTTCAAACCTTGCCCGGCCTTGATCTGCATCTTCCTCAACAAGCGTATAAGTACTTACTTTAACATTAAATGTACCCCGTGATGGATGAATAAAATCACCAAATCCCCCCTCTGATAGGATACCTGTCAAGCGTGCCACATCAGCAATATAGTTGTCACCAGTGACAATGGCTGAGACAACAAAACTATCAGGTAATCGCCCAAGATCTTGTACATTTCGTCGATTTGAGCCGGGGAATTCATGGACAGTTGTTTTTTGACCGCCTTCTGTGCGAATGGAACGCGTTAGAAAACGAAATCCTTTATAACTTGCCGGCTGAAGTTCTTGAGCTAATGCCATTATCCAGCACCCGCCATTACGAGATTCTGACCAACATTTGTGCGCGCCTCTCCTTTTGTGCGGCTTTCAACTGATTGAATTATTCCAGGAGGAGCATTCAAATTAACATTTACCTCTGTTTCAGTTCTTTGAGTAGCCCCTGCAATTGCGGCTCCTGATGGCGGTTCAATGTCGAATTTTATTCCTGCGACAATAGTATCTAGTTTAGCTGCCAGATTTGTTCCGGCAATAGCATCCACCGCTTGTAAAACCGAACGAAGTGGGAAAACCAAAAAGTCTATAATGCCATTTCCAATTTTTTTGAATACGTCAATAAGGGCAGTCATGCCCCCCATCTTTTTAACCAACAATACAACACCAGCAATTAATGCTGCGATACCCACAATGATCAAGCCAATAGGATTAGCTGTCAATGCAGCATTAAGCAACCATTGTGCGGCCGTCCAAGCAAGTATTGCCGTTTTCACAATAACAAAAATGGCGGCTCGCGCAGCAAGTCTAACCATAGATATAATTGTTAGGCCAATGGCTTTTATAAGAGAAAAGAAACCAACAACAGTTGCTTTTATTCTTGTAATCAACCCAGGAAATGCAGCAGAAAGAATCGTAATTCCCTGGGCCGTTAAACCTATTGAGAATATTGCTTGACCAAGCCCAAATATTACAGGGCCAAGTGCCGTAGCAAACAACACAGTTCCAGCCACTACTTTTGACAATATGGGTGAGCCTTCTGAAAATTCCTCGAACCATTTTTGAACTTTAACAGGATTTATATTATTATTTAAATTAGCTATTGCACCAGTAAGGCCAATTGTTTTAGAAAACCATTCCCCTGTTGCACCAATAACTAAGCTGATATTGTCTTTCAATGTCGATACGGAACCTGAAATAGTTTTACTTTGTCGTTCCATCGCTCCAGCAAAAATTCCTGCACCTGTTGTCATATCTTCAAATGCTTTAATTATCACAGGGAATGTTATTTTCCCTGCCGCAGCAAGATCAAATACAGCAGTTTCAGGAATTTTAAAAGATTCTGCAAGCTGTCTAATAATTGGAATCCCCCTATCTGACAATTGCAGAATTTCTTCTGTCATAGCTTTATTTTTGCTTTTTATTTTTGAAAAAATACTAGCTAAATCTTGTAAAGGTACATTGGCACCTGAAGCAATATTTCCAAGCGTTGTAAGTCTTAAATTTAACATTTCAATATCAACACCCGCGGCCAATAATCGACGTGCTGATGAAGCAACTTCTGCTAATTGAAATGGTGTTTTGGCAGTAAATTCAGCAAGTTCTTGAAAGGCTTTTTTGCCTTTTTCTGCGCTTTTAAGCATAACCTCCAAAGAAACTCGCAATGTTTCCATATTGGCGGCTGTTTTCAACGCAATACCTCCAGCGATAGCAACAGGCGCGGATAATCTCAAAGATACAGATTTCCCGATTTTACTAAAAGCCTTGCCAGCTTTTTTAGCTTGAATCGCTAAGCTAACCAAACGCGAGTCCAATTTTTTAGCGATATTATTAATTCGACGTGCCACCGCTGAGAAACGGTCTTTAGCAATATAGACATAGGATATATTAAACGACATGATTATTTCCTAATTGCTTTTTCGCGAATTTTAGCGATGCGTTCCATATTTTTAACGGCGTCTTCAAGTTCTAATATTGACATGTTTTTAAATTCAGAAATCGATGTTCCTGTATAAAAAACAGCAAGAGAATGTATTGTATCAATTAATTTTTCGTGGGCGGCGTCACTGTCCACGAAGGTACGAAAAAAGTTGCTAGGTACTCACCCATCAGTCTTTGAGAATCTTCTGCAGTGATACGATCCCATTCTGCCAAACGTAAATTTTGCTCACACATCTTAGCAACACCCGGTACAAACATTAACTTTTGAAAATTATCCATAAACGTCTCAATATCAATGGCATCGGCCATGAATAACATCTGCTCCACTTCAGGCCCAGTAATTTCTTGTTCTCCAACCTGCTTCGGTGCTGCTTTATGTTGATCAGCAAAACTATTAACGGCCTGCATAAATCCACGTCTCAAACGAAGAGGGATTTTCTTTTCTTTTGCTGGAGGACAACAAAGAATAATTACATCGGATTCTTCAAAATCTCCACCAACAGATACCTTGATTGGTTTAGAAAGTTTAAATTCAAGTTCCCGCATTATGCAGCCCTCTCGCCTTGAAATTCAACGTCAAAACTTGAATCATGACCGGTTTCAACATCAGGATTATTTGAAATTCGCATATTACGAAAAGCGCGTTGGAAATCTGTTCCATCCTGACTAAGTTCAACTGTATGAGCATTTTCATCCCGGCGCCATTTACGAAGTAATGCAGCATTCTCATCGGTAGACAATAAAATAAAACCGGCCATGCCTATCTTTGTTTCTGCATTAACGCTTCGGACAACTTCAACCGTCGAGCCTGTAGTTTGGGAACGGAGGGTTACTTCACCATCACCGTCATTGTATTTAACGCTATTGGGTTGAACGGCAATAGGCTCACCATCCACAATAACATTGACATTATTAAGAGCGTTCGACATGGTTTTTATTCCTCTGTGCTAAATGCGATTTGAATTGAGCCCGTGATAATACGCAATTGCGTTACGATCAGAACTTTCATGGTGATAGTAGCCGTTCCCGTAACAAGATCGAGAACTACCGACAAATTATCTTTGAAGAAATTAAGGGATGTCTCACCAGCTTCCACAAGTACGAAATCAGCACTTCCGAGATCTTGATAAATTCCTATCAGGAAAGCCCGGATAGATTCCTCATTCGCTATTGACCGACCACTTTGCAAGGCTCCAGTTGTCAATCGACTCTGTGCATAACGAGCCTTCAGACGATTAAAGTAAATTTCTCGAATAGTTGAAATCGTATCAACAAAGTTGAGGAACCCAAAGGATGGATCAGGATTGCCTGCAACATCTGTTTTGGAAGTTGTTTTAATTGGTCCTGCGATAGCTATGGTCGCGGTAATATTTGATCCGATATTTGACACACCAGCATCCAGCAAATCACTTAATTCCTGTGCGGTAAATCCATCCCCCTGGGTAACAACAGGCAAATTGACAAAAGGTGTGTTGTGATATGGAAGTGATGCAATGGCCGCGCCCCCTCTTGTATCTCTGGCACCATTAGTAGCAATGACAAAGGGTGCAATATTTGTGTCGTCTTCAAGTCGCAATGATCGCAAGGCTGCAAACTGACTGGAAATAATAGTGCCAATTTCTAAAAGCCCCGAACCCTCGACATCACCGCCTGTAACTTCACGATTACCCAAGATAACAATAGATTGACTATTTTCAGCGTCACCAGCAGATTTAAGATTTGCAAATGTATCAGATGAATGGACTATCCCAACACCGTCCTGAATTTTATTGTCCACATTGAACCGTGGATCAAGAAATGATTTCAATTCCGTTAGCGTAAATGTGAAAGGCCAAACAACTGTCTGATATCTGATATCTCCCACTACGTCAAAGACGCCTGTCAAGGTAGGGTTTGTTGCGCCTGAGGCCATGCCTACTAAAGTTGTCGTAACGCCGCCCACAGTGCCTGATTTGGCGATACCAATAGAGTTTCCTTCGGTGCCGTCATTAACTGCTGTCAAGGTCACTACCCCGGCCACATTTCCAGCAGTCACAGGAACATCTGTATCCGCAGTAATAGCCGTCACAAGAGCTGCCGCAATTGTGGTGGCCGTATCAGTGGTTGCGATTGCAATCTTGAAAGCATGATTTACTCGGCTTCCTACCGTGATTGTAATTGTCCCGGCTTCAGTCGGTGTGCCTGCGAAAGTCACTGTGCTTGTGGCTGGAACGCCTGCCCCGGCATCATCAAGCGGAATAGCATCAATATTAACATCTAGGTTGATTGCACGGAAAGCTCTGATCATTCCCGCTAGCATAGAATTGGCACCAAAAAGTGTATTCTCTGATGCATCATTCTGAATGTCAGAAATAAGAGCCCCAGACGTTGCTGTACCGACTGCAGTTTTTTGACCAACAAATAAAACACGTTGCGCCGATGTTCCAATTGCCGTTTGGGCCGCAATAATAGATAGGCTAACTGTTGGATTACTTTGAATTGAGCGTGTCATCTATTTAGACTCCTTTTTGCTCTTTGATTTTAAAATTGTAATACAATTGTCGCGATCAGCATCTTTAATCCGTGCGCGCCAAAAGGGGTCTTTAGGAATGCCGTTTATAGCATCAAGCTTTATCTCTTGGCCGGCGATAAAACCGTCCAAATCTACGTTTAATTTTATTTTCATGTTAAGTCCTATGGAAGCGGCTGATCATCAAGATCAACATTGGTATCGATGATGTTTTCATCAAAATCATTCGTGAATATTAAACGCGCATCCCTAAATGCGCGGTCACCTGTGCGGAACGTATCTGCATTAGTGATTTCTTCAATTAACTGCCAATTATATAAATGAGCATAAACGGCACCATTATATCGACCAAACCCATGACCGACCGGTGTCACCACAAATTCGCTGGGACAAGTCAAGGTCGTGGAAGGTTTAAAGCCTGCTAAAGACTGATAAAACGACACGGCAATTTTTTCAGCATCATCACGACTATTTGCAGCGGCAATTTCTGTTGTCGCCGGGAAAATCACCATAATATCAAAGTTGATAATCGTTTTTAATCTGCGTTCCTGCGTTCCTGTTGTCCAAGATACTTGAGCATCATTCAATAAATCCCTGTCATTGCTGATCGCTGTATCGCGGGGAATAACGAATAACCAAAGATCATCTGGCGGCTGTTTGGTATATACCTCAAATATTCGATCCGCATTTATCGCAATCGATATACGTGTTTTTGTATGGGTTGCCGCGGCCCCGGTTATGACAGCAAGGCCAGCCGGGGCATTCGCAACAATATAAGTAAATGTGGTGGCCCCGGTGACAGTAATTATAAACCGCCCGTTATATCCATCGGTCAAATCTTCCTCAAGAATGATAGTTCCGGTTGGCGGTCCTGACGGTGTGGCGCTTAACTCATATGTGAATGTTCGTCTGTTTGGTACTGTCGCAACATTAAAAGTACCATTGTATTCAGTTTCATTTGTTCCGCTAATAGTTACGGTAGCAAATCCCGGATTACTACCAAATCCGTCAAATTCTGTCAGATCATGGTCAAACGATGTCGTTCCCGTTACTGTGGTGCCCAATACAGATAAGGTAACGGGATTTCCAACCCTTACACCCGTAATCGTAATAGCGTCGCCTGTGATCTTTCCGTGCGCCGCTGTGGTGGTGGCTGTTACGGTCGTGGATACGGCTATCAAACTTGAAAAGCTTATCTGATCACTGAATCTAGTTTCAAACTTAGGCAATTCAGTTTGAAGTTGGGCTACAATATCGCGATAATTCATTAATCAGCCCCTTGGATTCAATAGTGCTTTTTTTATTTCACGCTCAAAGTGACCTCGTGCATTTTTAGTGCTTTCAATCACTTGTGGCGTCAGCGCTGGTCTTGGGTCCATTCTCTTTGTACCGAGCTCAACAAACTCACCATAATTTACACTATCACGATACCCGAATTCTAATTCGCTCGTTCCGCGTATTTCAAACCCTACTGATTTTCTTAGGGCACCCGTTCTATTGGCTGGTGCTTGGCCTGGTGCTGATGCTCTATGCTTACGTTTACGTCCTTTAATCCGATAGAGGCGTCCTGTTTTCGGACCTTCTTTGATCTTTTGTTGAACACCTGCACGTAATTCTCTAGCTAATGCCCAAAAGCCTTGACGAATACCACGCTTTGTGTTTCGGGCACTTTTACTAAGATCAAAAAGTATCTGGTTGTTCTTGGGATTTGCTTTAAATGTAAAACTCATGCGTCATTTACCACAAGCGTATCAGTGCCTCTCACCGCGCTCCTTAGCTTAAGCCATTGATTGCGGCCTTCAAGATTTTCTACGACCAAAATGTCATATCGTTCACTTTTCCATAATATCCATTTTTCTTGCGTAATTCCGGATTGAAATCTGATGATAAAATCATGTGTCGCGATCCGTTCAACGTTGGTACTATCAAATACTGTGATGCCGGCAAGCGTTTTTACAGCCGCAGAAACAACTAATGGCCCACTAAACTTTTCAGTGAAATTGATATCACCTGGAGCCTGAATATCTCTGTTCTGAAGTGTTATTCTTTCGCGTAAATCGCCAACGCAAAATTTTCTTTTTTTAATCCGGATTACTTGACAAACAGCCATTTAATTTTTGTCCACCTTGATAAAATCAAAGCTCCAATTTACTTGGGCGCTATAAAAAGGAATGATGTCACCGGGATCAACGGGTGAAAACTGTTCCCCTTCACATAGATAAATCATCTCATTTTTATTTTTGTCATAATCTCTATCAATAATGCTAACCGCCGTAATAAATTCTTTAAGCATAGCCCCCTGTTCAAGCAGAGTTAATGTTACTCTAATGCGCCCTAATTTGCGGGATTGACGGAACTCACAATGTAAAACTTGATCAATCATTATAGCTCCATGATTTTAAATTTCTGGTAAATAGACATAGCAATCGACGGTATTGAAGATTCGCCCGCAACATCACAATCCCCCCGGTTTTCATATAAAGCCGTCACATGTTGTAATAAAGCTGTTTTTAAATCCTGGGGGACAGCGGCAGCATTGGCAAATCCTGCAGTAAACTCAATCGTGATTGATTGAACCCGTCTTTTATTATCAAAGGGCCATAAGTCTTCGGGACGTAATTTACTGTAATCAGCGACAATTTCCTCGAAATAATCTGTATCTTTAACTAACACGACTACTGTGTCATCGGTCTTTTTGAAGTTGAATAATGTCGTCGATATAAATGGACTTTTACGCAAGACCAAAGGTAGTTCACCACCGGATGTAAAGGTTCGTGCCTCGCCGAATCCATTTCGGAGCGTTCGAAACTTGGTGTCTATAAATACACGCCTTGTAATCCTCTGGCCACATTCAACTGCTGTATCAATCAATGACTGAATCAATACATCGTCATCAGTAAAGTCAACCCTCATAAAAGATTTTGCCTCAGCAAGCGTTATTGGAGATCCTGCTGGTGGTGTTATTACCT